AACGAAAAAGGCGGAATAGAAATTGTAAAAGCCTATGGAACGTTCGACAACAGCAATCCGAAAGCGAACACCAAAGACGTTACGTATAAAATCCAACATGGTATTGTGAGCTACGATGATTCCAGGGGGATTGAAAGCTATGGTATCAGATGGGACAAAGTAAATAGCGTTTCGGGACAAACCTACAACATACGAAGCATGTTAAAAGAAAAAGGCTTTCGGTGGGACGGAAAAACAAAGAGCTGGGTAAAGAAATAAAGCTGCAGGAAAGGGAACAGAGATGATGGAATGGCGAACGAACAAAACTTAATACCGACAAACCGGAGAAGTAAGAGCGAGGTAAGAGAGAACGCCAGAAAAGGCGGTATCAAGTCTGGACAGGTGCGCAGGCAGAAAAAGACCCTTTCCGAATTGGCTAAGATGATAGCCGAGAACCCGGCACCTGCGCAGGCAAAAAAGTCTCTCGCAAAGCTTGGAATTGACGATGAAAATGCGAGCAACAACGCGAGGATCGTAGCGTCGGTGTACAGTAAGGCTATCGAGGGAAACATGATGGCTGTGGAGAAGTGGGAGCAGCTTGTAGCGGATAAGAAAGCAGATACAGCAGTATATGAACTGCCAGCAAGGGTGATTGGAAAAGCATTCGTTGACATCAACCGTAAGATCGAGCCAAACATTGAATATGTATTCGAGGGCGGGCGCGGCGGTCTGAAATCGTCCTATGTGGCGTTCAAAATCGTTGAAATTCTCAAGAATAACCCTCAGATGCACGCCTGCATCACGAGACAGGTGGCTGGAACACTGAAAGATTCCGTGTATGCCAACATGAAATGGGCGATAAATGAACTTGGGCTGATGGAAGAGTTCGAGTTTAAAGTATCGCCGCTAGAAATAAAATATGTCAAGACCGGACAGACGATATACTTTCGCGGGCTGGATGACGAAACAAAACTGAAATCTATTAAGCCCGAATTTGGTTATATTGGGATCCTCTGGAAAGAGGAGAAAGACCAGATGAAAGGCGACGCACAGGAGCGTTCCGTGAATCAGTCAGTTTTGCGAGGCGGTGACATCTCCTATGATTTCTCATCCTACAACCCTCCCAAAAGCAAAAGTAACTGGGTCAACCGAATTAAGCTCGTGCCGAATCCGAAAAGAGTGATACACCACTCGTGCTATACAGACGCGCCGCCAGAATGGCTCGGAAAGAAGTTCATCGAGGACGCGGAACATCTAAAAGAAGTCAATCCGGAAGCGTACGAGCATGAGTATCTCGGCATCCCGAACGGAGACGGCGGAAACGTATTTGAATATCTGGAGATCCGAGACATCACAGACGAAGAGATTAGACACATGGACCGTATCTATCCAGGCGTTGACTTCGGATGGTACCCGGATCAGTATTGCTACCTGCGGACTTACTACGATTCGGCGCGGGAGAAAATCTATCTCATTGACGAACTATACGTGAATAAGTGGAGCAATGAGAAAACAGCAAAATGGATCAAAGAAAAAGGGTATGATGACTATACGATTATCTGCGATTCCGCGGAGCCTAAGTCCGTAAACGACTATAGGGATGCCGGACTCCCGGCCAGGGGAGCAATCAAAGGACCGGGAAGCATTGAATACGGATTCAAATTCCTGCAGGCACGAACTCTTGTGATTGATCCGAAGCGGACACCGAACGCTTACAAAGAAATCACAGAATACGAATACGACCGGGATAAGGACGGGAACGTTATCAGCGGATATCCAGACGGTAACGACCATGCTATCTCGGCTTTACGTTATGCGTACGAACCATTATTTAATCGAAGGGGGTATAGTGCATAATGTGCGAATTTTGCGATGAGCTGAAAAACTGGAAAACCTTAGAAAGATTCGATCAGCGTGCACGGTACGTCTATAAATGTAAGCTGATACGCAAGACGATGGTCGAGACAAGAGCGGCGGGGAGCATCGAGGGAACGCCGCATAACGTCAATTACTGCCCGATGTGCGGCAGAAAAGTGACAGAGGGCTAGGAATGGGACTGATAACAACTATTAAGAGGTGGCTAAGCATGTTTTTTCGAAGCGAAGCGGAGCAGGCGTTTAACGTTGATGCGATCGAATCCCCAATAATGGATACGGTCATTAAAAAATGCGCGGCTGTTTATTCCGGAGAACCGCCGTGGAAAGATGTTAAGAACGGCATCAGAACAATCAATTTTGCAAAATCGCTAAGTTCCGAAACAGCGCGGCTTGCAACATTAGCAATTAAAATCACAATCGAGGGATCAGCAAGGGCGGAATGGCTGCAGCAGCAGACGGACGCGGTGTTTTTCAGTATCCGAAAATGGGTGGAATATGGCTGTGCGTATGGAACGGTAGTCATCAAGCCGAACGGGAAGACACTGGATGTATTCACGCCGGATGAAGTGCTTATAACCGATTATGATAACCAGAATATCACCGGAATGATATTCAAGGACACGTATACGCAAGGAAAATGGTACTACACACGACTGGAATATCACCGATTTGCAGAAGAAAAGCAGGGCGAGGAAACAGTACGCCCTTACTATATTTCCAACCGGGCGTATCGGTCGAAATCTCCCGATTCAATCGGCGATCCGGTGGCTCTGAAAGATACGAAATGGTCTGAGCTTATGGCAGACTCCCCGCCGATTCTGAAAGCGAACGGAGAAAGCCTGGATGGCCCGATGTTCGGCGTATTCGTGACACCACAGGCGAACAACGTAGATAAGTCTACGCCACTCGGCCTGCCGGTATATGCAGAAGCGCTGGAAGAACTGAAAGATCTTGATATTGCGTATTCCCGCATGACCGGAGAAATCCACGACAGTGAACGAATCGTTCTGGCAGATGATCGGTTATTATCTCCGGCTGGCACTCCGGTCAATAAGATGACCCCGGGAGCAGCCGCAACAACGCACCTGCCAAAGTATGTTCGGAACGTGTACGGAGAAGGAGCGGATACATTCTATCAAGAGATTAACCCGACACTCAACACCGAGGTAAGAGTTAATGGTATCAATGCGCTATTATCTCAAATCGGCTATAAGGCGGGCTTCTCAAACGGCTATTTTGTATTCGACCAGAAAACCGGCATGGTAACGGCAACACAGGTTGAATCCGATGACCGGCGGACGATCCAGTATATCAAAGATGTTCGGGATCAGCTCGAGAAGTGCATGGATGACGTCTATTACGCGCTGAGCGTCTATGCGGATCTGTACGGCGAGAGTCCGGCAGGGGAATACGAAGTAACGTATGATTTCGGTGATATTACGTACAACCGCGAGGAGGATCGTGCACGCTGGTGGAGCTACGTTACTGCCGGAAAGGTACCGGCGTGGATGTATTTCGTCAAGTTCGAGGGATTCTCGGAGGAAGACGCAAAGGCAATGGTCGAAGAAGCCACTCCGAAAGAGGACGAGCTTTTTGACAGCAAATATAAGGAGGAATGATAACATGGATATGAGTGGAGTAGCAACCGTAGTCTGCATTACTGTAGTCTGCTATCTGATCGGAATGGTCATGAAAGCAACTGAGATCAACAACAAATGGATTCCATGCGCAGTTGGCTTTGCGGGCGCGGTACTCGGTGTGGTCGGTATGTACACGATTCCGGACTTCCCGGCGCATGACGTGCTTAATGCGGTAGCTGTCGGCATCGTCAGCGGACTTGCGAGCACAGGCGCGAACCAGATCATCAAACAGGCACAGAAAGAGGAATAAGACATGCTTACCCCGGAGTATCTGCAGCACGCGGCAGAGGGCGCAGAAGCCATCACAGAGGACTTACACAACCGGATCATGCGGAAGATCGTTAAGGCGATTCTGACCCGTATGGAACGCGGCGAGAATTACATGCTGACTGCGGCGGATAAGTGGAGAATTGAAGCACTACAGGAAGCAGGCTATCTATTGGAAGATATACAGAAAGAGATAGCAAAGGCGACCAATCAGCAACTATCAGAGATCAAATCAGCCTGCATTGATGCGGGAATACAGACGCTCAAGTGGGATGACGCAGTTTACACGGCGGCTGGGCTGGTGCCTACGCCGCTTCTTCTTTCCCCCACACTGATGCGTGTGCTCGAAAGAGATTATAAGGCGACCGCGGGCACATGGCGTAACTTCACCCGGACGACAGCGGAAGAAGCGCAGAGACTTTTCATCAACGAGCTTGACAGCGCCTACCACAGGGTTCTGAGCGGTGGAGAGTCTTACGGCGCTGTGGTGGCTGATCTGATCGAGAAAGTGTCCGAAGAGGGGCTTACAGTCAAGTACCCGACCGGATACCGTCAGAGCCTTGAATCTGCGACCATGACCATCGTACGCACCGGCATAGCGCAGGCGGCTTGCGACGTATCAGAAGCGCGGATGGAAGAAATGGATTGGGACATTATTCTTGTTTCAGCACATGTAGGCGCACGAACGGGAGACGGCGGGCAGAACCCAGGGAATCATCTGTGGTGGCAAGGACGATTCTATTCCCGCACCGGAAAAGACAGGAGATACCCGAACTTTTACGAGGTGACCGGATACGGTACCGGCGAGGGACTGGGCGGCTGGAATTGCCGCCATAGTTTCGGATCTGGTGACGGAAAGAACAATCCATTCGACGAGAAAAATATCTCTTACGCAGATAATCGTAAGGTGGAAGAAGCACAGAAGCGGCAACGATTGTTGGAACGCAGGATACGAAACAGCAAAAGGCAAATCCAAACTTTGCAATATGCTATAGACAACGCAAGCGATGACGAGACAAAAAGCAAATTGCAAAGTAGAACAGAGCAAAAAGCTAATTTGCTTAGTAAGCAAAATAAAGCATATCGCAAGTTTTGCGAAGACAACAACCTGCGCCCTTATGATGAGCGATTGAAAATAGCCCATTGGGACCGAAAGCAGGCAGCAAGAGCCGCAGCGGATGCACGGCGATATCAAAAACGCAAAAAGGAAAAAGCAGATGATTGAGACGATTAATCAAATCATGATTCTCTGCGGCTGGATAACTACAGTAGGTGGCGCGATTGTGGTTCTGACCGGAGCATGGAAGAAATTCAAAAAGCCCGAGAGGGATCTGGAAAAGAGGATGCAGACGATGGAGGAGGATATCAAGGATATCAAGTCAAAACTTGAGAAAGATTATACCTCTATCCGCACCCAACGAGATGATATGAATCTGATAATGAGGAGCATGTTCAATCTGATCGAAAATAAGATTACAGGGAACAACATCGAGGGCTTAAAAAAAACGAGGGAAGAACTTGTAAATGCGATGACCGACAAGAAAAATTAAGAGGGTTTATCTTGAAAGTGTATGAATTCACAGTACCGGAGCTGGAATATTTTCGCGCGTATTGTAATTTTACGCGTGACGAACGTACACTTTTTGATTATCGGAGTAGGAATATTTCGCTCGAAAAGTGTGCGGAACTAATGAACATTTCTGTTTCTACTGCAAAACGGATCAGCAGAAACGTAAACACCAAAATCATTAAAGTATGTTGATTGATACTTTTTTGAGTATTTCATGGGACTTTGACGAACTGTCAGAGTCCTTTTTTTGTGCCTAAAATATGAGTAGAAAGAGAACGGAGGGATGAATATGTATCCGTATATTGACCCGCAGGCATTTGCGAACGAACAGGCAATGCTTCAGCAGAGAATCAATCAATTGGAACAGGCGAGAAACCAGCAGATGAGCATGTATGCACCACAGAATCAGCAACAGCCGCAGGCACCGACTAGCAACGTAAATTGGATACAGGTTGCAGGCATCGAGGGCGCAAGAAATCAGATTGTCCAGCCTGGACACACTGCCTGGATGATGGACAACAACAGCCCTGTGTTCTATGTTAAGTCTGTGGACGGCATGGGAAGCGCGACTTTCAAGGTGTTTCAGTTCGCCGAGATCTCGCCAGAAGCCCTAAACCCGGCACAGAGCCAGCCGAAAGAAGAAAGACAAGAATACGTTACGCGGCAGGAATTTGACGCTCTGCTGACGCGATTAGGCGAAAAGCCGGAGAATAAGGAGGAATCCGTATGAATCCATTAATGAGCATGATGGGCAATATGGGCGGCGGTAACAACCCGATGGGTGCGATGATGCAGGCTATGCAGATGGTCAATAAGCTCAAACAGGCGGGCAACCCGCAGGCCGCAGTAGAACAGATGGCGCAGACGAACCCGAATGTTAAAAAAGCTATGGATATGTGCAAGGGAAAGAACCCGAAGCAGGTATTCGAGGAAATGTGCAGACAGAACGGGATGGACCCGGGGCAGTTCTCCGGGCTGATGAGATAAGATATTAGGGCGGTGCACAGCCTTAATAAATAGAAGGATAAGGAGAAAGAAACATGACAGATGGAGCAATGGGACTTAGTGCGGCTGATGTAGCAGCCGTAACGAGAAACAATGATGATGACTGGGGCGGTGGTTGCTGGTGGATCTGGATTATTTTACTGGCATTTCTGTTCCCGATGATGGGCGGATGGAACCGCGGCGGCGTTGAAACTGGCGTACATGATAATTTCATTTCGGATGAATTTGTGAAACGTGATATTTTCAACACCAATCAGAACGTTTCCAACACTGCTTGCCAGACACAGAGGGACGTATTGGAAAATCGTTACACCAATCAGCTCGGCTTACAGCAGGTACAGGCGGCACAGCAGAATTGTTGCTGTGAAACGCAGAAAGAGATCTTGCAGAGCCGGTACGATGCGGCACTCATGGCACAGAATATGCAGGCGCAGATGGCACAGTGTTGCTGCGACATCAAGGAGAGCATTCTGGCAGACGGAAACGCAACCAGACAGATGATGCAGGAAAACACCATCCAGACACTCAGAGATAAGCTGGCAGACCGTGACCGCGATCTGCAGAACGCGTACAATCAGATCTCACAGGTTTCTCAGACCCGTACAATCATTGATGCGATACGCCCGACACCTACACCGGCTTATCTTACATGCTCCCCGTATTTTGCGTACAACATGACAGGATACGGCGGATGCTGCGGAAATGGCGGTAACGTGCTGTGATGAACACAAGCGAGCTGTCCGCACTCGATCTTCTGAACCTGTTCGGTGTATTCCTGCAGGCGATGAATTATCAGAGCGACCTGTCACAGGCAAGCAATGCGGATATCGCAAAACATCTGCAGGAACAGGACAGAAAGTACCTTGACCGGATCATCGAAAACCAAAATAAAATAATCAGCATGTTGGAAGATTCCAAATCTACGAAATAGTAGTTGTGCAAAATTGCAGGGGTAGGCGTGGAGCTTACCCCTGTTTTGTTAAGAAAAGGAGAAAAATTATGTTAAATGTAATTGCCAAAGCAGAACAGACAGTAGCAGCAGGACAGAATATTGTATTCACCAATACCCGCGTAAAATCCCGTCGTTGTGGATGCTCCAGCGGATGGCTGAACCACATCGAGGGAAGCGGAATTTTCACAATCACGAACCGGACGAACCTTCCTATCGCGGTAGAATTACAGTTCAACGGAAACGTAACAGCGGCGGCAGCGGGCGCGACCGTGCTTACGCTGAAACTGAACGGAGAAGCGGTTGGAGGAACAGAGATGGACTATACCGTAGTTACGGCGAACACTTATCAGAATGTGAGCGCGGACACGCTGATCCCTGTACCGGCAGGAACAAGCCTTACTGTATCAGTCGGAAATATTTCTACAACCGAAGTCCTGGTAAAAGACGCGAACCTCATCATCAAAAAAGTTGCGTAGGGGGTGACGAATCATGATTACTTTCCGAAGCAAAACAGACGTAACAGATGCGGATGCTATTTTTTCGGAAATCAACAGCCGCTTCGTGGCAGCTATCATGATGCACGGCCAGATGGCAGATTATTTCGATTTTCTCGGGCTGAAAGGTTACAAACGGATACATGAGTACCAGCACATCGCAGAAAGCCTTGAGCGCCGTAAGGTGTGCCGGTATTACATCGAACGGCACGGGAAAATTATTCCAGATGCGTTTTCTGGCGAGGTTAAAATGATTCCGGACGGATGGTATGCCGCAAAAAGCATTTCCGTCGGAAAAGGCACTAAGCAGAAAGCCGTAGAGGATGGATTTTCCGCCTATCGTGAATGGGAAGAGGAGACAAAAGCGGTATATCAGAGCTATGCCTCAACGCTACTTGAAAAAGGAAATGTGGAAGATTTCATGCTTGTAGCTTCGCTGATAGATGATGTGGGCGATGAACTGAAAGAGGTTGACAAAATTATTCTTGATCTGATCTCGACCGGCTATGATATGGTCCATATCACTGAGTCGCAGAAAGAATTGAACGAAAAATACAAAAAACGCATGAAAGGAATCGAGGTTGAATGATGGGAAACGTGAAAGAAGTGCTGGAAAAGCAGTTGGAAAGAGAAAAAGAATCTGCGATGCAGAAACTCACGACAGATAACCTTGACGCAATGTTCAAAATCACGACCACGTTATGCAATATGCGAAAAATGGAGTGTGAGAGCATTCCTGCGGCCATGATGGACGCGTCAGAAACGCTGATTAAGAAGTACAGCAATGGAAAATACGATAAGAATATTGACGCGCTGTATGACGAGTACATTGCGGCAAAAATGGCGTACCAGGAACACGGAGACGCGGCGCACAAAGATAAGCTTATGGATTCCGTCGGCCGCCTGATGGTTGAGGTGTTCGATATGCTGCAGGCGATGATTCTTGATGCGGATTTCCGCGACGAAAGACAGGCTATCATGCAGCAAATTCGAAAACTTGCTGATTCGTGATGACAAGATGGGTACAACGAAAAACATTGAATGTAGTACGATAGGAGCGTGAAAAGAAATTGGGATGGGCTTGTAAGTCATTTTGATGTTCAATTCACCTCCTTTCGACGTTCTAGGGGATCCTGTTAAGAGCCTGCACAAGGCTCGGAACGTGTCTGAAATATGCCGCGTTTTCCGTTCCTCAAGCCTTTCTGAAAACGCGGCGTGTTTCTTATTATTTTATGAATTACACAATTGGGAAACAGTAATGGAAAACTGGCATCATCCCCCTTGATTCTTCCATAAGATGCTGGATCTTTGGACTGCTTGATAGGTTCGAATCCTATTTTCCCATTACCCCGGCAGAGGTTGATCTGCCTAAATCCATTACTGCCGACGGGCAGTTAAAAACAACGTTTAGGAGGATAGAAAATGCAGAATTACGAAGCAATTCTTTCAGAACTCGAAATCGAGATTCCGGAAGACAAAAAAGCGGATCTGAAAAAGAAGATGGAAGAAAACTATCGGACCAAATCAGATTATGACAAGGTAGCTACAAAGCGTGATGAGTACAAGAACTCGCTGGATGATGTGCAGAAAGAGCTGGAGGGATTCAAAGACGTGAACGTCGAAGAATTACAGACGAAAGTTACAACCCTCACCACACAGCTCAACGAAGAGAAAGCTGGACGGGCAGCAGATGCCAGAAAGGCAGAGGTCGAAAAACAGGTAAATGATTTCTTGACGGCTACAGATGAAAAGGGAGCGAAGAAATACGAGTTTTTGAACAGCATTACGGCTGATTACTACCGCGCGGAGCTTGCGAAAGCTCTGGACGCTGATTCTGCAAAAGGAAAGTCCATTTCGGACATCTTCTCAGAGATGATTACCGACAAGGACGGAAAACAGAAGACAGGAATTTTCGTGGATCAGCAGCAGAAACAGGCACAGCAGAATGCAGCCCGTTTTACAAAACCATCAAGTAAAGAGCATCACCAGGAAGGACAGAAATATACGATGGCTGAGCTGATGAAAATGAAGAACGAAAATCCAGGCCTTGATATTAAACAGTATATGTAACAGAGAAACCGATGGTATGTTTGTAATACCGTTGCTAACCTAATTACCTTTTGAAAGTTATAGGTAGAAAGGATTTTTTATGGCATTATTTGATACCAAAAATTTTAACGGTGAAGTATTCGGTGCGTATGTCGATGCTGTACCAAACCTCAACAGAAATGAACTTTTGAAATCCGGCGCTATTGTAGAAAAACCACAGTATGCAACTATGCTTCCGGATCAGACAGGCGGAAACTATATTACAATTCCGATCAAGGCAAGAATTGGCGGAACTGCGGATAATTATGACGGCAATACGGATATCACTGCTGATTCCAGAGATACTTACACTCACGGAAGAATTGTAGTTGGACGTGCACACGGATGGACAGAAAAAGATTTCTCCTCCGATATCACTGGAGAAGACTTTATGCCAGCAGCGCAGGAAGTAGCTGAATACTGGGATGACGTAGACCAGGAAACGTTACTCTGCGTACTGAAAGGAATTTTTTCGATGACTGGCCAGAAAAACAAAGAGTTTGTTGATGGCCACACATACGATGTTTCTATGTCTGCGACAGAAACAGGATTTGCGGAAACCACGCTAAACAATGCGATTCAGCAGGCACTTGGAGACAACAAAGGGAAATTCAGTCTGGCAATTATGCATTCTAAGATTGCTACTAATCTTGAAAATCTCAAACTCATTGCGTACATGAAATACAATGACGGCGAAGGAATCGAAAGAGATTTAACACTCGCCACATTGAATGGCCGCACTGTCCTGATTGATGACAATATGCCGACTGCTTCTTTGAACGCAAAATATGTCAAGGCCGCAAAAACAGATCCTGGGGCATTAAAAGTTACAACAGCCGGATCTGGTGAAGGAGAAGTGGCAAAAACCACTGTGCAGAGCGATGTAACCGACGTAAAAGAAGGAGATTATGTTGTGCTTCTTCCAGCGGGCACTGCGTACACAACGTACGTTCTCGGAAATGGTGCAATCGAGTACACAAACTGTGGTGCCAAGGTTCCGTATGAGATGGATAGAGATCCGAAGGAAAAAGGCGGAGAGGATACTTTGTATTCCCGCCAGAGAAAAATTTTTTCCCCATACGGCATCTCTTTCAAAACACCTAGTTTCATTTCTCCAACGAATTCCCAGTTAGAGAGTGGTGATAACTGGGAACTTGCAAATAATAACAGTACTTCTACCAAGAAGTATTTCCCAATCAAAGCAATCCCAATTGCACGCATCATCACTCGATAGGAGGTATCTGGCATGGCTTATGCAGATTATGAATTTTACACAACTTCATATTTCGGCGATACCGTGCCAGAATCCGACTTTCCGCGGTACGCCGAGCGGGCAAGTGATCGAATCGATGTTCTGACATTCGACCGGCTTGCAGACGGGCTGCCGGAAAACGAACGGGCACAGAAAAAGATCAAGAAAGCGGTCTGTACACTGGCGGATGCGCTTTTTCAGATCGACACCATAAAAAATGCCGCGATGGAAACAGTAGGAACCGTAAAGAGAGAAGATGGAACGGTCATCAATAAGGCCGTTTCTTCGATTTCTTCCGGCAGTGAAAGCATTTCCTACGTGACCGGAACCAGCGGCGCAAATTCCAGTGCCTACGGACAGGCGGCGATGGACAAAAAGGTAGAAAACGTGCTCGTAACACAGATTATTCTCGAAAATCTACAGGGCGTTATGACGGATGACGGCGTTCCGGTCCTGTATGCAGGAGTGAGGTTGTGATATTGGGTGGAAGAGGAGCAAGCAGCAGATTATCCATGCCCCCCCGAGAGCGTGGCATGGATGTTACAATAAACGGCGAGACAACGCGGTATTATTTTACACGAGAAAATGGTATTAATTACTATAAACGTGGAATTGGTGGAATGGAGCAACCTACGCCGCTTAATATGTCGCAACGAGAATTTCGCGAGCGTGCGGAATCTAACGGGGCTACGACAAGAAACATTTCGGCTTTTGAGTGGCGCAAAGATTTGGAAAATTACAAAAAGGACAGAAAAGAAACGAATGATTTTTTAAATCGGAACGAATTTAACCGTACTGCAAAAAAAGATACCAGAGCAGAACGGAATTATAACAGGGGAGCCAGAAGGAGAAAATGATGGGTGGAAGAGGTAGCAACAGTGGAATGATGAAAACTGTAAACGGTAAGACGGTAAAACGCTTTAATACCCCCCCTAAAGGCTGGAAACCCGTAGAAAATGCTCTTACGAATCCCAAAGGCTATACGTGGTACTCGAATGGAAAATCACGTTTTGGCGGTCAATATGAAACGGCTCTCGTGAAGAATAAGAAGTAGGTGGAAACATGTATGACGAAACCATAACTCTTTTCAACCGGTACGAAGATCAAACCGGGAATGTATTCTGGTATCCGACCGTGCTGCAGCATGTGGATCTTATCACGGATAAGGTCGCAAATATTGTCCGAACCGGCATTGACAGCGCCGATACAGCCAGTCTGCACGTGGCATATACGCCAGATAACGGCACTATTATGGTGCAGGGAAAGAAGTGGTTATCACCGAAAGCCTGGAAAGCTCAAACAAACGAAGAACTTCCGGGAACAATTACTTTTGCGAGTGAAGATTTTTTTGTGCTCGGTGATTATTGCGTCACGAAAGAACAGGCGTATCTTATCGACCACAATGGGGCATACGTGCAGGATCACGAAAAAATGCCGATTTCCACAATTGTTGAACGGAAGATGTACGGCGTGGTGAAAGACGCGGAATATACGAGCAGAGTAGACCGCGGCTTCTATGATTACATGAATAAAAAATACGATAATGTGTTTTCCGTCAGCAATGTAGGCGGTCCGTACAGGCTTATTCCTCATTTTGAAATAGGGGGAAAATAATGAGCAATACGAAACATTTCCCCAGTTTTTCGGTCGTGAATGGACATGTTAAGGTACAGGTAGACCTTACGAGGTTTGACAAGCAGTTCCAGGAAGCGCAGTTTTGGCTTGATGGACAGGTTATGAATGATATGATTCCGTACATGCCATTTCGAGACGGAATCATGGTAGACACCACCAGAGTGCGTAGCGCATCCATGCAAGGCACTGGAAAGGTATGTGCAGGCGCTCCGCCGTATGGTCGATTCCTGTACGAAGGAAAGCTTATGGTTGATCCGGAAACACGCTCAGCGTGGGCGAGACCAGGAGCAAAAAAGGTTGTTACAGACACACCGCTGAAATTTGATAAAACGGCGCATCCGTCCGCAACGGATCACTGGTTTGACGCGGCAAAGGCAGCACACGGCAAGCAATGGGTGAAAGGAGTGAAGAAACGTGCCGGAGGAGGTTAAAAAGCTCGTTACGTACGATGTTGACGGCTATGACATTGTAACAAAAGCACTTGAGACCGTTCTAAACACTTTTCCCGGTCTGCAGCCGACAGAAAAGATTAAGTTTTCATCTCTAAAAGAGGATGACGGAATCGCATTCTATCCGGTGAGCGGGGCAGTTGTCGCATCGGAAAAGAAATCGGTCACCGGGATGGTAGATCAGCTCTGCAATTACCCGTTTTTTGTGGTGTACCGTTCCGCACCTACAACGCCGGGAGTCAAGACGGAAATCAAGGAATTTTTGGACACTCTCGGAAAGTGGTTGGAAAAACAGCCCGTACAGGTGGATGGGAAAGCATATCATCTTGATTCTTACCCAACACTTACGGAAGGAAGAGTTATTGAATCTATAACCCGTCTTACGCCATCTTATCTTGATACGGTGGCGGAGAACAAAGTGGAAGACTGGGTTATCAGTATGTCCTTAAAATATCGGAAAAAATTCAAAAAATAATCATACCGGCACCGATTCGGCAGCCGCTGACCGCGAAAAGTTACGCGGTAGAAAGGAAAAAACATGTCAAAACTTGAGCGTGAAGCAATGGCCACTTACCTTGATTCGACTTTCAAGAGAGTCGTGGCATCCGCGAACTGGGTGCTGGTAGGCGATGACATCGAGGATATGTCCGTAGAGCTTAACCCGGACACAGAAACAACCAAAAACATTCTCGGACAGACCAAAACGAGAGATAACGGATATGAGCCGTCTATGGATGCTGACACGTTCTATGCTGATCCGGATAACAAGCTGTATCCGGTGCTGCGAGATATTGCCCTCGAGCGTAAAAAAGGCGATGCTTGTAAAACACTTATGCTGGAAGTCATCGTGGAGGACACATCGGCAACAAATCATCTTGCGTACGTACGCGAAGTCATCGTAAAACCGCAGTCTTACGGCGGCGATACTGCAGGTCTCAATATCCCGTTCGCTGTTTCCGAGGATGGCAAGTTCACAAAAGGATACGTAAGCGCAGCTTCTCTCAAAACCGGAACTCCGGAATTTAATGAGGGCGCAGCGCCGGCTTCCGGTAAGAGTACATCTTCCGTTCTGGCGTAAGATCACAAACGAATAGAAAGGAGCTTTTCAATGAGCAATAAACTCGTAAAACCGCAGAGTAACGACATCATTATTGATGATGGCTTAAAAACTTATTACATCAAAAATAAGCAGGGCCATGTATACGGAAAGTTTGATTTTCGACCGTCCGACACCAATCTTATCTCACGATATGATGAGGTTGTAGAGCATCTGAACAGCTTTTCAGCTCCTGAAAACGAACAGGCGGACATCAAAAAGGTTGAAAACATGGTTGCTGATGAGCTTTCCTATCTGATCGGATCGGATTCGAAAGAATCATTTTTCAGCATCTTAGGCCCGTTCTCTCCGCTTGCTTCTGGAAAGCTGTTTTTCGAAGAAGTTGTTGACGCTATCGGCCGCGTGATCGAAACTGAGACCGAACACAGGGCGAAGAAAGTTCGAACACGTATGAATAAGTACGTTGCAAAATATCGTAAATAATGGACGCGTGGAGCCTTCCGACATCGCTCAACGTTGCAGGAAAAGAATATCCAATACGCTCAGATTATCGAGTGGTATTGGATATTTTGCAATGTATGAACGATCCCGAGATTTTCGAACCAGATATGACCGAGGACGAAAAGAGGGCGGAACAGGTCATAAGCATGTTAGCCATCCTCTATATTGATTTTGACGATATGAAACCCGACGAATGGGAAGAAGCTGCGGAAAAAGCATGTGAATTTATTGACTGCGGGTTTTCGGAGGATACAAAGCGGAAAAGGCCGAAATTGATGGACTGGATACAGGATGCAACCATTATTATTCCGTCTATCAATAAGGTTGCCGGAAAAGATGTGCGCGGTCAGAAGTATCTGCACTGGTGGACTTTTTTTGCATTCTACGTGGAGATCGGCGAAGGCACGTTTGCGACCGTGGTAAGTATCCGAGATAAAAAAGCCAAAGGAAAGAAACTGGACAAGTGGGAACAGGAATATTACAGGGATAATAAGGCTATCATCGATCTCAAATCGGCAAGCGGCCAGAGAAGCGAAGAAGAAAAAGCAGCTCTTAGAGAGCTTTTTGGAATATCAAAATAACTGCCGGAGCATAAGGAGCACCGGCACAAACCGTTAAAAGTTACACGGTAGGAAGGAAAAACGCATGGCGGGACAGGCTGACGGCTATATCATCATTGATACGGAGATTGACACCAACGGCGCAAAAGCTGGCAGTAAGGAGCTGGAAGCGAATGTGCGGCAGTGTATCTCGTCTATTAATGGTCTTGGAGACAAGGCCAAAGCATCACTCAACAAACAGGCGAATGCGTTCTCGAAGCTGAACGATCAGTACAGAGAGCAGGAAAAAAGAGTCGAACAGCTCAAAGAAAATGTTGCTGAACTAGGAAAACAGCAGATACCGACCGACGAATACAAAGAGATTCAGGCACAGATAGAGTCTGCTAAGACGCAGATGGACAAACTAATCTATGCGCAGGAAAAATTTGTGGCGCTGGGCGGCAGTGAAGACAGCAAAAAGTATAAGAGCTATCAGTATGATATTGACCAGCTCACAAAAACAATTGAATATGCAAAAGGTGAGTTGCAGGATCTTGAAGAAACAGGAAGAGCGTTCACGTCCGCGCTAGGATCAGAAACTCCAACTCAGCAGTACGCACATCTTGAGTCAGAACTTGCGAAATTGGATGAGAAAATTTCGATTACCAAAGAAAAATGGGATGAACTTTGGTCTTCGAATGATGACGGAAGTAAGACGGCAGAAATGGGAGAGCTTGCGGTTGACCTTGACTTTTTACGTGACAAATACGATTCGGTCGCAAAAAAAATGCGTGAAATGAAAGAAGACGGTACTGCAACGATTAATACCGAACCTACAAAAGAAGCAGCAGCGTCGACGGAAAAACTGGCGCAGGAAGAAGAAAAGCTGGCAAATATCAATGACCGGCTGAAAACGTCATATGACGGCGTAAAAGACAGCATTGATAATTATTCGAAATCAGCAAGCAGCGCAGCAACAAAAAAAGCCGCTGACGACGGAGAAAAGCTGGCAAATTCCAATAAAAAAGTGGCTGACAGCGGAAAGAAATCCGCAAATTCGCTGAAAGAGACCGGAAGCGCGGCGGAAAATGCCAAAAACGGAATTATGACGTTGTTAAAATACGGTCTAGGCATCCGCTCATTATTCGTACTTTTCAATAAGTTGAGAAGCGCGGTTGTGGCCGGAATGTCCAACCTGGCGCAGGAATCCGGTTCAACCAACTCAGCTATCTCTATGCTATGGGGTAGCTTGGAACGGCTCAAAAACAGTCTTGCAACAGCTTTTGCGCCGATTCTTACTGCGATTGCACCGATTCTGTCCAAATTTGTCGACATGCTTAGCACCGCTGCAACATACGTGAGTATGTTTTTTTCGATGCTTTCCGGGCAGAAAACATACACCCGAGCATTAGCCGTCCAGAAGGACTACGCGGCCTCTCTAAGCGATACGGCATCGAGTGCGGAAGATGTAGCGGACGCAACCAACGACGCGGCAGATGCGGCAGATGCGGCCGCAGAAGCAACGGAAAAATACCTTTCCCCTCTCGATGATCTGAACAAGAAGGATTCGAAAAGCGACAGCGGTTCCGGCAGCGGCGGTGGCGGCAAATCCCCGGGAGCTGGCGGCGGTGGAGGAGGAGGAACAGGCAGTGCGCCGATGTTCACGGAAGAGCAGATCCCTAACGCTTTTCTGGATAATCTGCAGAAAGTTTTTGATTTACTGAAAAAGATTAAAGACCTGTTTATGTCCGGCTTCTGGGATGGCCTTGGAGATTACAAACCGCAGCTTGCAGAGCTGAAAAAGGATCTGGCATCCATCAAAAGGAATCTTGCTGAGATATTCACGGACCCGGAAGTAGTAGGAGCCGCGAAACGCTTTGCAAAATCTGTAATCTATAATCTCGGGGTCGTAGCCGGATCAATAGCAAGCGTAGGCCTTACACTGGCTGTTAATCTTGTGGGCGGTTTTGAAAGCTATTTGAGCAGAAATAAAGATAGAATCAAAAAGTTTTTGGTTGACGTTTTCAATGTCGGAGCAGAAATTGCAGATGAATTCGGAATTATAGCAAAAACGATAGCTGAAGTATTTGCAAAAACGTTTGGTACACAAACAGCGCAGGATTTGACAGGAAATCTTATCGGAATTTTTGCATCTTTAGGCGGCTTGGCTGTAGAAATTTTTGCACGATACGAGCGCGATAAAATGTATCTTGCATGGCAGCCATGGATCGATAACAAAGATAAATTAGTTGAAGCGATTAACGAAACAATCGCACCTATTCAGCAACTCGCGCAGGTTATCGAGGACTTTTTAAACGATACATCCGACAAAATCATTGCATTTTATGATGAGAGCGTTAAGCCATTTATTGATGATATCGAATCAGGCTGTGCGTCTATTTTGGCAACATTGCTTGATCTTTACAATAGTTATGTAGTGCCTATCATCGATGAATGGGGAACGCGGCTCGAAGATTTGATTAATGGACCTCTTACAGATTTTGTCGATAAATTCCTTGATGTGTGCGCAAAAATCATTGATGCGCTACAGCAAATTTGGAATAACGTTCTTGTTCCCCTTATTAATTGGATTCTTCAAAATGTAATTCCATTACTGGCTCCTGTTGTACAATGGCTAGGTGACGCAGCTATTGATTTATTGGGCGCTGCGGTAGAAATGGCGAACGGAATTCTGGATATGCTCGGCGGTTTGATCGATTTCCTTGTTGGTGTGTTTACGGGCGACTGGAAAAAAGCTTTTTCCGGTGCAGGACAAATAGCACAGGGATTTGCGGATACATGCGGCGCTGTAATTGAATGGATTGGAGACTATATTTTAACCCCATTTATGTCACTTGTGAAAAAATTATTCTCTGTTGACTGGGTAAAATATTTTGGCGTAGCTGGCATTGCTCCGCAGGTGCTTTGCGATTTGATTAAGTCAATATTCAAAACTATGAAAAACGTATTTATTGGGATTATGAATTTTATTAAATACGCGTTTACTGGTGACTGGCGGAATGCTTGGCAGAGCGTCAAAAATATCTTTTCGAGTATCATGAGCGGAATTGGTGATGTTGTGCGTGCTCCGATTAATGGGATCATCAGCATGGTTAATCAGGCAATCGGAGCAATCAATAATCTGATCCGCGGCGTGAATAGAATTCCGCATGTAAATATTCCAACTATCGGAAGAATCCCACATCTGGCATCCGGTGCGGTCATCCCACCAAACCAGGAGTTTCTGGCAATGCTCGGAGATCAGAAAAGCGGAAACAATATCGAAGCACCAGAGGGGCTTATCCGTAAGATTGTCCGGGAAGAGTCTGGAAAAGGCAATGGAAGCTATACTTTCGTTGCACAGTTGGACAGAAAAGTCCTGTTCAAGGAAACAATCAGCGAAGCAAAGCTGCAGCAGATACAGGGTGGAAATAACCCATTCGAGCTGTCTACGACTTAAGGAGGGCATACATGGCACAAAATCATTTGCAGTTTGATGGCTACACGCCGCCAGATGTTGACGAAGATGGTTACACAATTGCTTTTGCAGCAACATCTTCGGACGATTCCGGGCGGCTTATGAACGGCAAAATGGTCAACACAAGGTTATTCACCGTTGAAGCGTATAACCTTAAATGGACCGATATTACCCTTGAAGCAGCAGCGGAAATCCTTTCAAAGACTGTTTTCAAGTCTCAGTTCAATTTCCATTATTTCAATATCAAAACCGCAAAATGGGAGACGCATTCATTTTATGTTGCAAACGTTGACACAGCGATATATTCCCTCAAAGAGGGCGAGGAAAAATGCACGAGTCTTAGTTTCCAGGTAACGAGGATTGACCCATCATGAAAAATGTAAGCACAGAATTTAGGGAAAAAGTAGAAAACGGTTCGGCATGTTATGCGTACGCGAACGTGGTTTTACGGAACGGCACAAAATTGACTTTGGATCCGTCCAAAGATTTTCGAATTGACGGTAACAGCATCACCACCAATGGGGGAAGTTCATTCCCACTCGGTGTGGCGCTTTCAAGAACAATAGAGCTTAATTTGGATAACTACGACGGAAGATTTGATGCCATTGACTTTTACGGCGCAGAAATCACGCTTTTTACGGGAATGACGCTGGATGATGGAAGCGTAGAAAAAATCAAAGAGGGAATCTTTTCTGTAGTTGAGCCGACCACGCCGGGATCCACAATTACGCTTGTTGCTGCAGATTACATGGCGAAAACATCCGATAGTTACGTTGCAAATACGACGTTTCCGGCGACTGTATTCAATATCTATCGGGATGTCTGCATTCAGTGTAATCTTGTTGCTGGCAGCGCGAAATTCACAAATGGTGATTTTGTGGTAGATGCAATTTCTGAAAATGTTACCTGCAGGGATATGCTCGGATATATCGCTATGATTGCTGGCGGTAATGCCATATGCGATTCCAACGGTGCTGTTATTATTAAGAGCTATGATTTTTCCGGCCTTAAAAAGTCAGATGGCACGTATGATTACACGAAAGCACAGAATTTTTCTGGATTTCAGAAGAATCCGAGCATTTCGACAGATATGATTCGGATAACCGGAGTTAAGGCGGAGAATGACGATGGAGACGAAAAGCAATCTTATATTGTAGGTTCGGAAGATTACTGCTTCTTGATCGAAAATCCATTGATTTCCGGCAAAGAAGCACAGGCACTGCAGCTAATCGGAAATGTTATTGTTGGTCTGGAATTTTACATTTTCAGCGGAGATCACATTTCAAACCCGCTTGCTGAGTTTATGGACCCGTGTTTCGTGCAGGATATGAAAGGAAATCTTTTCTTTTCGGTTCTGAGCAATATTACTTACACGTACCTTGGCAGTACGTCTATTTCATGCGATACAGACAGCCCAGAAACCGTAAAGTCGCAAAAGGCGACATCTGGCTCGAAAGTATACCAGAATCTCAAAAAGCAGCAGCAGGTTATTAAAAAAGAATTTGAAAAACAGATGGACGCTCTCGAAAAACAGGTTTCCAACGCGCCCGGAACCTATATTTCAAGCGAAGTGCAGCCGGACGGCAGCAGCATCTACTATCTGCACGATAAGCCTACACTTGCGGAATCCAAAAGTGTTTTCAAAATTACAGCTGATACAATCACAGCATCGACCGACGGCGGAAAGACTTGGAACGGTGGATTTACTGTAGATGGAGTCATGATAGCTAAGATCATGACTACTATCGGCATCAATTTCGATTGGGGAGTTGGCGGAACCCTTATCATCCAGGACAGAAACGGAAAACAGACCGTCTACATGGATGCTGAGACGGGAGAAGTCCGGCTTAGCGTGGTTTCTCTTTCCATTCAGGGCGAAACGGTGGCAGATATTGCCGAAAAAAAAGCGGAATCTTCTCTGAACGACTTTAAGAGCAATATATACAACCCTATGATTTCCAACCTGCAAAAGCAGATTGACGGTCAGATCGAAACGTTCTATTACGATTACGAGCCTACGCTCAACAACGTTCCGGCGAAAGAATGGGATACCGAGGAGAAGAAGACGGCTCATGAGGGAGACTTATTCTATTGGAAGTCGAAAGGCTATGCGTACCGCTTCCAGAAAGACGGATCAGCGTGGAGCTGGCAGCTCGTACAGGATACCGATATCACGCTTGCTATGCAGAAAGCCGCAGAAGCCAAAGACACAGCAGACTCAAAGCGCCGCGTTTTTACAGCTACGCCGTATCCTCCGTACGATGTAGGTGACCTGTGGGTGGGCAATGACACTTCCGATCTTATGAGATGCCAGCGCTCACGTCAGTCCGGCTCCTATGATGCGTCTGATTGGATCAAGGCAGTTAAGTATACAGATGATTCTGAGCTTAACAACTTCATTTACACTGATTATGCAGAAACGCTTGTCGAAATCTCTAATTCGATTGACAAGAAAGCCGAAACGTGGTTCCAAGCAACAGATCCGGCGCTCCAATGGACAGATAATAGCACATCTGAACCATTGCAGGACCATACCGGCGCAAATATCACAGACAGCACCGGCGCAAACATTCTGACCGTATGGGAACGCGAAAAAGCGGCTCATAACGGCGACTTGTGGCATAACACGACTAACAATGTCGAATACATCTATAAGGACGGAAGCTGGCATGAAATGAGCGTTCCAGACGATGTTTTTGACAAAATCGACGGCAAGGCGCAGATTTTTGTTGGCGAACCGATTCCCCCTTATGACGTAGGCGATACATGGTTCACCGGAACAACTATCCTTGTCTGCGTAGTTAAGCGCACATCTGGAAAGTATAATGCGTCCGACTGGGCGAAAAAAGATACTTATACAGACGATACCGCGCTTGAAAACTTCCTTTCCGGCGACTACAAAGAGACTATTGCCAACTTGTCTACTCAGATTGACGGTAAGGCGGAAACGTGGCGGCAGAGCACTGATCCGGCGGCCAATTGGACAACGGATGAGCTGAAAGCCCAGCATAAGGGCGACTTGTGGAACAACACAGAGAACCAGAAAACTTATATCTATAATGGCTCAGCATGGCAGGAAATGACATCAACGCCGCCACAAGCCGTATTTGACGCGATTGATGGCAAGGCTCAGATTTTCATTAAGCAGCCAACTACGCCGTATGATGTGGGTGACTTATGGTTCGATTCTTCCAGTGCAGATATTATGACCTGTACGACTGCGAGAGAGAGCGGAAATTTTAATGCTGCAGACTGGGAAAAAAGAAATAAATATACTGATGATTCCTCTCTTAACAACTGGATTAAGGGAGAGTACGCAAACACTCTTGCTGATGTTAAGAATCAGATAGATGGGAAAGCCGAAACGTGGAGACAGAGCACAGACCCGTCTAAGTCGTGGACAACGGACGCACTGAAAAAGCAGCATAAGGGTGATCTGTGGTACAACACGACCGAGCAGAAATCCTATATCTACAACGGTAGCGAGTGGGAACAGATGAAAGCAGAGCCGCCGAGCGTTGTCTACGATGCCATCGACGGAAAGGCTCAGATTTTCGTAAGCCAGCCAAAACCTCCATACTCTGTAGGTGACCTCTGGTTTGACTCGACAAGTGCCGATATCATGACCTGCGTAACCGCCAGAGAGTCCGGCTCGTATGTTGCCGGAGATTGGCAGAAGCGGAACAAATACACGGATGACTCCGCCGTAAAAGCAGTCAGCAAGGAGCTGGGCGATTTCATCACCGCGTATGACGACAAGATGGATAAAATCTCCAATTCGATCGACAAAAAAGCCGAAACATGGTATCAGACAACCGACCCAGCCTTACAGTGGACGGGAACGACCGCAGAAGCGTTGCTGGATCACACCGGAGCGACCGTTACGGACAGCACCGGCGCGGCAATCATGACCGTGATTGAAAGTGAAAAGATGGTTCACGATGGCGATCTCTGGAAAAACCCATCGACCAATAAGGAATACATCTATCAAGCCGGAATTTGGCATGAAATGAGCATCCCGAACGATGTTTTCGACATCATCGACGGAAAGGCTCAGATTTTCGTAAGCCAGCCAAAACCTCCATACTCTGTAGGTGACCTCTGGTTTGGCTCATCGACCGCGGACATCATGACCTGCGTAACAGCACGGGAGAGCGGAGATTTTGCGGCTGCGGACTGGCAGAAGCGGAATAAATACACGGACAACTCCGCGGTAGATGCACTGGACAAGGCCTTAACACAGCTTGAAATTTTTAACCGACTCACCAATAACGGCGCTGCACAGGGCGTTTACTTGAAAGATGGAAAACTGTACCTCAATTTCTCGTACGCACAAGGAGGAACCTTAAAACTTGGCGGAGTTAACAACGGCAACGGTCAAGCGGAAGTGTATGATTCCAGTGGAAATAAGATCGGAAGCTGGAACAAAGACGGTTTTAATTTGCAAAAAGGTTCCATATATGGTACGCAGATCCACCTTGAGTCACAAAATGACTATATACAAGGCACGGTCAACGGAAATGAAGCTGTCAAAATCTCCACAGGCGGCGTAAAAGTTGACAGTACGGCTAACTGGGGACTTAGCGTTACTCAGAAAAAATATATTTTTGAAATGAATCCGTACTTATTCCCTGGCGTTCGATTGCTTGACAAATCAACGGGAGCTGGAATTGGCAGCACGTGGACAAGCGGACACTTCGGAATGTGCTACGCAGACGATCTTTCCGGATATTCCTCTGTCACTGATTCGCTCTCGAATTATGGCGTATACATGAAAGCCGGAAAAGAGGATGCAAACGGCGGCTTTTATGTAACAGGAAATGGACTTGGAAAAGGTTCACATGTAACCGCAGAGGGAATCTATACTTCTGGCACCAAAAATAGAATTGTAGATACCGAAAACTACGGTCAGCGTCTCCAATATTGCTATGAGATGCCGAGCCCGTTCTTCGGAGACATCGGAGAAGCGGAAACGGACGAAAACGGCCTGTGCTACGTTCAGATTGACGATATTTTCGGCGAAACAGTGCTGAGAAATGACAAGTATAACGTGTTCTTGCAGAAAGAGGGATGCGGCGACCTGTGGATCGAGGAAAAAACGGCAGACTACTTTTTGGTCAAAGGAACACCAAATCTTAGCTTTTCATGGGAGCTGAAAGCTAAACAAGCAGATTACACGCTAGAAAGACTGGAAAAGAGCGAAACTCCATATGAAAAAGAACCGGAATTGGACTACAGCGAAATCGGCTATCAGACGTATATTGATTATGTAGAATCGAAAATTATAGCATGAAAGGAGAAACAATGAAAGTCTTAACAAGTTTTACGAAATTAGTAACCGGCGAGGGCATCCGGATCGCTTACACCTATTCAGAGGTGGACGATTCCGGCGACCTTATCAGTCAGAATAACCGCGGCAATTTTGTCGCGGTTAACCCGGAATTGAAAAAGCATATCTCCGCAATTGATGAATACATTGAAAATAATCAGCTCAATAAGGAGGAAAACTAATATGGCAAATTTCACAAATTACACCGAAAAAACAGAACCGGTAGACACCGACCTTGCTCTTATCTACGACACCCCAGCTAAAGCGAATAAAAAGTTGACTTTCGGCAATCTGTGGAAATGGATTGCTAAGAAAATCGTGTCTGAGGGTATCTCTCAGCTTGAGACGACTAATAAGACAATTCCGGGAGCCATTAACGAATTAAATAGTAAGACATTATCACATAATGCAGGCGGTCATAACTCCATTTTCAGAGGTAAGAACTTAGGTACATCTTACACATCTGCGATGTCTAAAGCTATTCAGGCAGGTACATTCGACGACCTGTATGTAGGTGATTACTTTACAATCAATGGTACTGTATATCGAATCGCTGGATTCAATCTTGGAAAACGGATTGGAGACAACGCATCTATGGGTAACTGCATGTGCCTCGTTCCTGACTCTGCTCTGTATAGCGCTCAGATGCACAATACGGGTAGTGGTCAGTATACAGAAGGCGCTGCCGCAAATACCACAACTGGTGCTTATGCTAATTCTGACATGAGAACTGCTAACCTCGCACAGGCTACTCAGAAAATTGTGAGTGACTTCGGTTCTTCTCACGTAATGTCCTATAGAGATATCTTGCCAAATGCAACAGCTGATGGACAGGCTTCTGGATGGACTTGGTACGACTGTAAGGTTGAGCTGATGTCTGAGACGATGGTATACGGAACAAAAGTATGGGCTAATAGCGGTTATGAGGTCGGATGTATCAACTCTCAGTTCCCACTGTTCGCTCTTGCCCCTGAGTACATTCACCGTCGCTTCTCCTATTGGCTTCGTGGTGTGAAGTCTGCGGCTTCCTTCTGTTATGTGTACGCCAACGGCGGTGCGACCTACGCCAGCGCGTCTAGTTCTCTTGGCGTTCGTCCGTTTTTCTTCGTTAATTAATATTTTTACGTGCATAGAAACGGGAATAATAGCTATTGACTGCGGATTTAATTTATTAAAAATCTTGCTTAAATCTTGCTTTTTTGAAAAAAGACTTCCTATTTTCAAACAACGTGGTATAATGTAAGCACAACTAAAAAAAGGAACCGGGCTATCCGACCAAAGACACACCCGGTTCCAAACTGCACCACAAAGGGTACGTGTATTATTATATCACAATACCCTCCCTTTGTGAACCACAAAAGGAGGTTTTTTTTATGGCAGATTTTGCGACCGAGTTTATTACAAAGTTGAACGGCAAGCTCACACCGGAGCAGATGAAAGTTGTGCTTAACGAATTGGAGATCTTTTCGGACGATTACAATATTGAAAAGAAGTGCAGGGATGTAGCGGTTCCGGATGATCTCTTACCAGCGTGCTATAAGGTCTACATGGTATCGAAAAAGATTGAGGGCATGAGTCCTCAGTCGCTTATAACTTACAAATGTTATCTGGAACAGTTTTTGTACGCCGTCGGCAAGCCAGTTGAGAAAATCACGGCAAACGATATCCGCTTATATTTGTACGGGCTGGTTGGGAAGAACTCGGATCATACCATTGACACTAAGCGCATCGTTATCAATACGTTTCTTGACTGGTGTTGTCGGGAATATTACATTCCGGAGAACCCATGTGCGAAAATCCACGCCATTAAGTACGAGGAGAAGCCGCGAGAGCCACTTGATGGCATCGAGATGGAAATGGTACGGGATGCGTGCGTTGATCTTCGAGAAAGAGCAATGATCGAGTTTTTCTACAGTACCGGATGCCGTTTTCTGTACAATACGTAAGCCTTACCATGCTATGCAAAAGCAAGCTATAGAGCAGGTCATCCACAACATCGGCGTGGTCTAACAAGCCTACAAAGAGCCGTGAGAAAAAGAGTACAATGTTCCTAAGAATCCAAATTTTGGGAAAAGGAGCATCGACAAATGAGAATTGACAGATCATTAATCAGTAACACGAATACTTACAGTGAGAACGATCCTAAATGTATCGTAGTCCACAACACGGATAACTTCGCCGCCGGAGCAGACGCGCTGGCACACGCACGAGCGCAGTATAACGGCAATTTTCAGAATATGTCCGCCCATTATTACGTGGATGATGGTGACACCGCCTATCAGGCGGCACCGCACAGCCGTGGGTGTTGGCACGTCGGGGTTAATTACGGCGGTAATAACCTGTTTGGACGCTACGGCAACCGTAGCAGCATCGGCGTTGAGATGTGCGTGCAGGCGGGATATAATTACGAAAAAGCGTTTCAGAACACGGTAGCGGTCGTCAAAGAGATCATGCGGGAGACTGGTATTCCGGCAAGTCGCGTATACCGCCACTACGATATCTGTAGCAAGCACTGCCCGAGCCAGATCATCGAGAGAGGGGATTGGGAGCGGTTTAAGAGCCTGATCAGTGACGCGGCATCGGTCGAACAGCCAGAAAGCGGAAAGTATGAGCCTGGTATTTACAAGATCAATACCGACCTTAATATTAGAGAGCAGCCGAACGCAGACAGCCGACGAGTTGGAACGATCAAAGACCGCGGCAGCTACACGGTGACAGAAATTCAGAATGGAAGCTGGGGAAGGCTGCTCTCCGGTGCGGGCTGGATCAACTGCCATGCAAAATTTTGCACTTATGGCGGCGCGGCCAAAGAATCCACCTCAAAAGCGATCACAGTCGATGGTGTGTGGGGTCATGAGCTGACCAAACGCTTGCAGGAGATTTTTAAGACTGGAGTAGACGGCATGATCAGCAATCAGCCAACCGCCAATAAAGAATACTGTGCTGGTATCGTGTCGGCCGAATGGTCTGATAAACTGTCCGGCGGCTCTGATCTGATCAGAGCTATGCAAAAATGGGCCGGAACCACAGAAGACGGCTATATCGGACCGCAGACCATCCGAGCGATGCAGCACAAGCTCGGCACAACGGTAGACGGCGTGATCAGCTACCCGTCCGCGATGGTCAAAGCTTTGCAGGAGTGGTGTAATCGGCAGTAATTAAAAAGCCCCGGAAATAATTTCCGGGGCAAAAAGAAACGCCGCAGCTACGCGGCGAAAAGAATGATTCTTTTTTCTGGTCTTTTACATATGAGCATCCCTATAGTAACACGAACAAGATCAGAGCGCAACAAAAAAATGACAAAAGGCGTGGGGATTTTCCTACGCCTTTTTTTATTGCAAAAAAACTGCAAAAAGTTTAAATAACCTATTGACGTATACGACAATGTGTGGTATATTATAATCAGCAACAGGGAGATAACCAATAAGGAGGAAATAAAAAAGAATGAAAATAAAAGAAATCCGGAACGCCTCCGGCTTAACACAGGAGGCGTTCGCAAGAAAATACAACATCCCGAAGAGGACTCTTGAGGGATGGGAGGCGGGAAAAAGAAACCCGCCGGGGTATGTGCTTGAACTGCTTGAGAGAGTAGTAAAAGAGGATACCGAAAAAACAGAAAAGGAGAAAACAGAAATGTATTACAATACGATAATTTTAAAACATGGTGTAGGAAGCTACACAAAGAAACAATTTGATAATTTCGTCGAAGGAGATTGTGTTTGCGGTGAAAACGCAAATCCGGAAGAGCTGAAACGCTGGACGGGCGACCAGTACGGCTTGGCAAAAGCCGAGCTTACTAAATATAGATGCTCGTACCGCAAGTCCGGTGGATACGTATTCGCCGACGAATACGCGCTCGAATACTGCAACACAGACGAGGACGGGGAATTTCTTGATGGATCAGACCTCGATATCGCGGAAAAAGAAGCTTAAATATATTTGCAAGATCTTAATTATATTGCATCAGACGCGAGTCTGTGAGTTGAAAAACATTATTGAATAAGTGCCATAAGGTAGAAAAAAGGACGCAAGTTTTGCGTCCTTTTTTATTGGAAAAATAAAAAAATTAAAATAATCTATTGACGTATACGTCAATGAGTGGTATAATATAATCAAAGTTAAGGAACAGCAAATAAACAAAGAAAGGCGGAAACAATAATGACAAAATACGGAGAAGAGTACAGATTAAATGAAGAGGAAATGGAGAATATTGCGAGCTATATGAACGACGAAATCAGAGAAGACCTTCATTTCAAAATGGCTCCTTGCGAGCCGGAAGAATTTCTGAAGGCTTACGTAGAAAGAGATCCAGATTTCGAAGAACTTCTTAGAAGTGAATTTTCAATTGAGATGTAAGGAGAGAAAAAGATGTACTGGAAAGAAATCTTACAGGCTTACGAAGACATGGGAGTAGAAGATATTATCCCAATCGCGCACACGCGAGTTAAGCCGAATATAAAAGTATTGCTGGATGAAAGCGGAAATTTCGTCGGTGCAATGTTGAATGAGCAAGATCGTTTTACGATTCCGTGCACGATTGAATCGGAGTCGAGAACGAGCGGATGTGCACCGCATCCGATCCACGATAACATGCAATATTTGTGCGACACATACAATGATCCAAAATGCAAAGAAAAACACGAGAACTACATGAAGCAGCTCGAGAAGTACATTGAGGAGGTAGACGACGAGCTGGCAAAATCGGTTTACCGTTTTCTTGAAAAAGGGCTTCTCCGGGATTGCATCAAAGATCTTTTGAAAAAAGTAAATCTTCCGGAAGAAAAGGTGATGATTTGTTTCGTAATGGTAACAAGAGAGGCATTAACAAGAACCTCTATATCGGAAGAAAAATACAAAGATTTTTGCCTATACGCATTGCGAGCTGGAGACGGGCAAGATTTCAAATGGCGTGACTATTATCTGAAAAAGTTGACGCCGAATGGTATATGCGGAATAACAGGAAAACCGGATTTCATCCCGCCAACTTACCCGAAAGGGATAAGAAACTCGAGAGATTCGAGCAAATTATTCACCGGAGGAACAAAAGAAAACTTGAGCGTGAACGGAAAGCCGGTGATCAACCCGGGTTATATGATTTCGCAGAAAATAATCCACACGCTACAGTGTATGGATTATGAGGGAACGCAATGGGCATACCAAGTGATCCGGGAAAACAAAGGAATCACAAACGAAGTTATAAACAAAATTGAAAACGAGCGTGAAATGATGGAAAAAGAAAAGAAAAGGTTTGAGGAGAAAATAGAAAAAAGTTATAACGCGATAGCAAAAAACAAAGAATGGATGGAAAAGAAAAAAGAGGAAGACTGTGATGACAATTAAAGAAATAAGAGAGCATTCCGGACTTTCACAAGGGGAGTTTTGCAAGCGGTACGGGATCCCGAAAGGGACCCTGTGCCATTGGGAAAGCGGAGAAAGAAAGCCGCCGTCGTATGTGCTGAATTTGTTGGAAAGAGTTGTTGAACAAGATAAAATAAGAGGGGAGAACTAAAATATTTGAGAGGAGAAACTATATGAATTTAAAAGATGAAAAAATTTTATCGGCGTTCGAAGAAAAACAATCAATAACAGGTGTGCATAAAATTACTGGGTATAATTGGCAACAAATAGCAAAGGTATTATCTACGTATGGAATTGTTGCAAATGATACTCATGAAATTATTTTGAATTTATATGATCGAGGAAAAAATGCAAAAGAAATTTCTGAAATAACTGGTTATGCAGAAACGACAGTTCATGCCTATTTACCGAGGGTAAGACCTGCATATAATGAAAACATTTCTGAAAACGCAAAACGGATAAAGAAATATAGACAAAACAAATAATATACGTACAAAAGACCGTGTCAAAAATTGACGCGGTTTTTTATTTGACAGGATAGACACAATGTGCTAAGATCTGAATGTGTCATTTTTGTGTCATGGGCTTTCGCAAAAATGGCGTATTTGCGGGCATTTTAGGCGGTAAGGGAACTTGACTTTTAATCAAGTTGTCCGGGGTTCGAATCCCCGATGCTTCACTAATTGAAAAGGCTGGAAGCCCTTGATTTTACTAGGGTTTTCAGCCTTTTTGCGTTGTCGGAATGAAATTATCGGAAAATCAAAGTAAGGTATTGTAGAGGAATGTAGAGGAATGTAAATGTGTCATTTTCGTGTCACATGGAAAGAGCAGCTTCAACCGCTCCGGCGGTGTCCTCTTTTTCCAGCATGATGTGATTGTAAATCCTCAAAACCATTGCTTCGTCATCCCCCAGGAGAGACGCAATATTCTTGATCGAGATACGCGGGATCTGGTAGCAGAGCGATGTACAATAGTTGTGGCGGAAAATATGGGCTGTGAGTCCGCAGACGGGCTTTTCAGCGACTCGATTCATTTCCTTTATGATTCTTTCCCACTTCCGGCGGTAAGAGGATTTAGACACCATTTTGCCGCCCTGCATGGAAAACAGAAGTGTTCCCTTGATGCAGAACCGCACGTAGCTTTCCAGCGACGTATAGAGCTGCGGCGGAATTGGAACCTGCCGGAATCCGTTCTTCGATTTCGGTTCTTTGATGCTCGGTTTTCCTGCATCATCAAATTCAACGGCCTTGTTCACGTTGATGATCTTTTCGGAAAAATCAATGTCAAACCTAGTAAGGGCGAGAACTTCTCCACATCTTAATCCGGTACAGTACAGGATATCCACAAAAATTCGATCAGATGGGGATAAATCAGCGTCTTGCATCGCCTTTTTCTCGTTTGCGGTCAGTGGCCGCTTTTCATCTGCTTTGTAGTCGATCGGCTTCATCACGTCCTTTAGATCCTCGAGCAGGTTGGCAGGATATAAACGGTCATGCACCGCGGCCTTCATGATCTGAGAGAACGTGATCTGTAACTGCTGCTGGATGCGCTTCTTTCCGGCCGCGTCGTTGAGCACCGTCTGATAATGGATCGGAAGGACATCGCAGAGCCGCACGCTGTCCATCTGCCGCAGATGCTTCTCGATGATGTTCCGGTACATCCTCTTCGTGTTGTTGGACGATTCGGCCTTGTAGACTGTCAGCCACCTGCCTGCATAGTCCAGGAACAGGATGTTCTTGTCCCGTACAGCTTCCAGATTCTTGATCTTGTCGTTGTAAGCTGTCACTTTTGCTTCCAGATCCTTACTGCTTTTTCTGGATCTGATCGTGATGTAGTGCTTTTTTCCATCAACATAGCTTCCATCCCACACACGGGCTTGAAAATACCCGTTCTTTTGCTTTGTATATTTCGCCTTTGCCATCTATGGGCTCCTTTCGTTTAGTGGCTGGAAAAGCCACAGAGACGGCGCAAAATGGGTGCAAAAAAGCGGCCGCAAACAGACGGGAAAAAATAGTCGAAAAAAATCGAAAATTTTCCCGTTCCACTTGCGAAGCCGCCGGAAGTGTGATAACATAATCATGTTCATTAGATTATTCCTTCCGGGGAGTAACCTCTTATGAAAGGCCTAACAGATTGCGCCACAGTCTGTTAGGCCATTTTTTATTATCTATACATAATACGGATTCGGTTTTCCAAGAATCGTAAACAGGTCGATAATCCAGCCGATTCCAAAAATCCCCAGGGTACAGAGGTACAGGATACCCATTCCGAATTTTCCTTCGTAGAATTTGTGTCCGCATAAAGTAAAAAGGCACAAGAAGAAAGCAACCCATTTATTTTTTGGCTTTCCTGTGACGTATACTCCTTGGCTTGCACTCGCCGCCGCTGCTGAAGAAGCAGAAGAGGATGCGCTGCTACTGTTGTTGTTATTAATAATAACGTTCTTCTGATCTGTTTTAAGATCCTCAACCTGCTTTCCACACTTCGGACATACGACACAATCCGCGTCAATAACCTGTCCGCAATGTTTGCAATATTTTGTCTCTGCCATATTGACTCCCCCTATCTGCGCAGAACCGTGATAACCACGCCAAATATAACCCATTCCCTCATCTCGTCCGGGTTGTTGTGATCTATGGTTATGATATCCCCATACCCGTTTATCGGCTCCATTCTGCACGGTTCCGACTGGATAAATTTACGGATGTACGCCCGCCCGTTCTTTTTATTGACCAGGACGCATGTATTACCGTCCCTGGGCGGCCGCTTCGAGATTCCGATGATATCACCCTTGATGTATACGGGATGTAAGTGGTTCGATGTTATCCGGATGCCACAGTGCAGCCGCTCTCCGTATTTCTTGATATATTCCGGGCAATACACATGCTCTTCATGTGCGGAATCCAGAACCATCCCATCTTCCATGTTTCCTGTCAGAAGCAGGACATCCAACATGTTCGCAGGATCTTCTTCTTTGGCTTTCATCTCAAGCTCGAATTCTATTTTGGCGGTTATGTAGGCTTTCTGCCGATCTGTTAATTTGCGGAATTTGTTCAGCACTTCAATCTCGATACTGCGTTGACCGAACATCTCGTATAAGAATCTTCCTGTCAGCTCATAGAGTTTCGGCGCAAGCATGATACTGAACGTGTCCACGCGGCGGGAAATGATGTTCCGGTAAGAAGATGCCGAAATTCCCAGCTTTTTCGCGAAGTCACTTTGAGTATACCCGAGCTTTATGCGCTCTTTTTCCAGATTTTCCGCAAATATATCTAACATCTCTTTCTTTGTAGTCACCTTAAATTCCCCCTTTGTATCAAGATTCTGACGAAAATTATCAAGCAAAAGAGCAAGCACACATGAAATTACGTCAACATCTTGTGCGGTATCCGGTGTAATATAAGTATAAAGATGTTATACAGAAAATTTTATCATATTTTTAAAAACTGTCAATAAGGGGGGAGAAAAAAGTTGAAAAATTAGAGATTCTGTTATCGAAATAGGCAGATACGTGGCGCACGGTTGACATTTTCGAACGAATGTTCTATAATCGTGGTATCACTATTTTGATTGGCACTGTCAGGGAGGTACATAATCATGAGAGATGAACAACCGGAAGACAAAAAGAAAGAAATAAAACGGATGGTAGACGAAATTTACAATCCAGCGTACATTGATATGATTTATGGCTTTGTAAAAAGATTATACGCGGAAAATAAGAAGCAGGGGAACTGACCCCTGCTTCTTTTATTTCGAAAAACGATCCATGAACTTCCAAAAAAGTTCCTTGTCTTCTTTTGACAGATGATAATATTTCATAATTGCTTCTTTGGCTTTCAAGTCTTCAATTCCGATTTCAGCACATATAGTTCCGAAGTCTACATCAACATCACGAAACATTTCACCTTCTCCATCTCGGAGCCATTCTTCCCGCACATTATATTTCTCACAAATTAATTTAATGACGGCATCAGAAGGGGTTCGCCTTCCCATCTCATAACTTGAGACGTTCGAAAACGATATCCCAAGATCGTTTGCGAATTTTTGCTGGCTACCTATGTTTAAGGCTTTACGCAGCATTTTCAATCTTTCATGCAACATTTTCACCTCCTGTCTAATGATAGTTTACACCAGAATGAGCAAAATATCAATAGAAAAAATCGTACAAAGTACGAAAAAACATGTTGACAAAGTATGTACATGGTGCTATATTGAGAATGTACAAAGTACAAAGGAGGTGAGTACATGGTAGCAGAAAAAGATAAAGAAGATTGCAAGAAATTTGCAGATATTTTCATGTCACTGCCAGAAGACAGTAAGAACATGGTCATCATCTATCTTTCGGCACTTCGCGATAGAGAAGAAGCGGACAAAGCCCGGTTACAGAAAACATAAGGAGAAAGCCATGAAGAAAACGTTTATCTTGGCTCTGAACATATTCTTATTTCTTTTCGCGGCGATGAACGGAATTAAGGAGAAGAGAACAGAGCCAAAGATTCTATATTGGTCGGCGGCAGCGTTGACCGCGTTAGCGATCATGGACGGATTCTGAAACAGGAGGTGGATATGCGGAAAAATTTAAAATGGCCAACGTCCTCTCCAAAGACAGGAAAGGAGGTCAGCCATGAGAAATAGAGTTGCGTTTTGGATTCTTTGCAGTGCACTTTCTATAACCTGCGGAGCATTTGGTTGTTTTCTTGCTCATTGGCTTTTCAGATAATTAATGAACAAGAAGGTCGGTAATCAATCCGGCGATTACGCTTGCGACCACGCTAAAGAGAGTTACAAGAAAATCATGACGACGCTGCTTTTTGCGAAGTTCTCTTTCCTTGGCTTCTCTTAGCTGAACTTCCATAGGAACGAATGTTCCGTTTGCAAGGTTAGGAATATGAAAATCCATTTTCGCACCTCCTTTCAAGCGGAGTATACCACAAAAAAGAGGGAGAATCGATGGAAAATAGCAAAAAATTGGAAAATTCGACATTAGCAATTATCCTCAGCGTGATTTCGATTTTAATAAATGTTTTCTTTAACGGAGAAAAACTATTAAGAAATTTATGCTGGCTTTTAGAAAAAATCGTGCATTTTTTACCATTTTAATGCACAGCAAAATGCAACTAAGAACATTGCAATTTGCTTAGTAACGTTATCGTAACGTTACGCTAACAGAGGTGTAGCGTCACTGTAACGCCCCTAGAATAAGAATAAGAATAAGAAAAAGATATAAAAACATATATTGAGCATCGCAAGCGTTGCTCGGTAAGCAACATAGCTTTTTCTTGACCACAGAAAGAAGGTGGAAGCATGAACGAGTTGAA